ACGGACACCCATATATACGATTATCGTATATATGCCCTTACATATATCCAAGACTAGACTAATAGAGAGAGTGGCCTGTGGGCCATCTCTCAAGGGATGAGGAAAAGAGTAAATGAAACAACATAAATGGTGGTTGGTAGTAGAGGGTATTGAGGATGCAGCAAAGAGTGGTTTAATCAATTACGGGTTAGCGGGTAAGTATCGTAGTTATTCCAAACTTAAAAAGGTGGTTTGGAAGTGGTATAAACAGCATCTAGGCAGGAAGGATTTAAAAACGAGGGAGAAGCTCATCTTGTATGCGTTATGTGAGCGGTATTCAGCGCAAGACTTTAGTTCGCATGATGCGGTCACTTACCTGGCATTAATGGTGGGGATGCACAGACATACTGTTAGTAAAGGTATTCAGAATCTTATGGATCTTAATATTATTTGGTGTGCTATAGATAACGAGAAGAAAGTATTGCGAAGTCTAAAGGCGGGTGTTCAGCATAAACATTTCTTATTGGTTGGTTTAGGGGTTATGTTGGAAGAGGAAAGCCGAGAAGATTAATATACTTTAGGAGTAATCAGGGGGGATAATCTTCCCAGCTTTCGTGTTTGGTTGTTCTTCGTATAAATCTTCTAAATCAAAAGATACGCAAAGTTGACCGCTTTTTAGTAAAATTTCTTCATAACCGCATGGGCAAGTTTTTAACCATTCTCTAATTTGTGGTAATTCTTTTTTAAATGCCTTTGCCATAAATGGAGAGTTTTTTTCTGTTTCTATTTCATTTCTATTTTTCAATTTGGTATTCCTCCTTATTCATTCATGTAATAAACTGCGGTCATTAAAAAGAATAGAGATATGGCCGCAAATAAGTCTATGTTCATATCGCTGATCTCTCTTTAGGGTAAGCAGGTTTAATTAGTTTTTTGTTTACTCTTTTCCATTCTTGTATTTCTTCATCAAAAAATGCAATCTTTGGCAGTTTAACTTCTTGATAATCTTCTTGGACATAGCCAAAGATAGTAGTCCCTTTTATTTGCACTCTAATCATCTGGTGTGCTTATGCCCTCTGTGAAATCGCCTTTAACATGTTGGATAATTTGGTTATACCAAAACTTGTCATCTTCAAATAATTGAATATATGCTCTGGCAACTTCTTCTCTGGTTGGTGGTTGATGTCCGATTAAGATATTAAATTCTATCGGCTGCATTTGCACAATAATCTTATGCGTATCTTGTTCTTGTTCTTTGTTTGCATTATCCATACTATATTCTACTACGAAATAAGAAAAATAACCCTTTTAACGCCTTATCTGATAAATGGCGCAGGTGTTTTGGTATCTTTCTACGATCTATTGTTTTCATGCTGACTCCTTTAGATAGTTTTTTAAGTCTTGGTCTTTTAAACCCTCAACATACATATCTAAATGTTTTGGCTCTGCATAATCCCAAGTTTTATTTTGATATAAGATTAAATATATCTCTTGATGTGTTGACCATTCTATTTGTGTTTCGCTATGTGGAAACCAATAGCTGTTGATTCTGCATTGAGTAAAATCATCAACAATTTTGTCTATGGTTTTTTGTTTGTTAAATTTACTCATCTGACATTTCCTCTAGTAGATGGTATTGAATCATCTAACTTCATTAGAAGTTCAGCAATCCAAATTGCTACCTGATCATCACTTTCTAACGCTTCCATTGTATGTTCAGCTAACAACTTGTAAAATTCTTTTGGATTTTCTTCTTTAAGCGTTTCTGCCATTTCAATACATCCTTTAAAAGATGATATATTGTCTGGCGATTCAAAGAATATCTCTGCAACTGTTTCTATATCGTGGTTAATATTCATTTTTCCCCCTTATATTTTTGGCTCATAGCCATTTGTTGTTTTTATAAAATTTAAAACAGAATCTATTTCTTTGATATCTCTGTCGTTAAGTTCATTGCCCTTTTCAATTTTGGCAAAGTTCTTTTTAAGAAATAGTAAAGCATATTGAACAACATCTGTTTCATCGCTTGTTAGTGGTAAGTCCATTATTTTTCCCCCTTTATTAATTCAACCTCAAAACCTTGCTCGCGCATTTTGTCGGCTTGTTGGTTGGCTAGTTTTAAATCTTTGGTTTTACACCTGGTAAACCAATTATCAAATATGTTTACTTTTACTATGTAGATCATGCTGATACCTCTTTAATATTGATATCAAATTCTTCCATCATTGCAAGATTTTTAACCATTTTATCAAATTCTTTAGGGTTTTTATCATGAAATTGTTGAACTTTATCAACACCTTTTTGCATTATAAGTTTGTCTACAGATTTTTGTTCTTTACCTCTGTATTTTTTTCTTACATCTTTACTTTCGTTAACTTCTAGCTCGTTTTGAGCTTGTATATTTTCTATGTTATCCATGTTTACCTCCTAAAGTATTATTTAACATTCCTATATAATACTAAATTATACTTATATATCAAGTATTTAGCACAAATATCTTATGGTTTTTTTAAGAAATGCTGTAAAATAAGGGTTTATAAAGCATAAAAAAATATCAATTATGGAGCAAAAAGTAGCAAAAACTGATAAAAAACTACCAAAAAAAGCTGGTAGAAAGAGAATTGAAATTGATTTAGAACAAGTTGAGAATCTTGCGAGTCGTGGGCTTGGCAACTCTCAAATTGCCCGTGCTTTAGGTGTTTCTTGGGATACTATAGACCGCAACAGAAAGCGAAGTGCTGATTTTGAGGGTGCTTTAAAAAGGGGTAAGGCAAGAGGGTTGGCACAAGTCACAAATGCTTTATTTGAATCGGCAACAGAAAAGAACTCCGTTGTGGCCCAAATCTTTTATCTAAAAAATCAAGATCCAAAAATATGGAAAGATCGCGTTGAGAATGTCCACGCGACCATAGACCTAAATCAAGTTTTGTCTGGCGCAAAAGAAAGATTATGCGACAATACTGCGACACTAAATAAACCACGCGTTATAAACGCTGTTAAATCAACACATAAAGAGAAGAACAAACTGATAGACAATCAGTCTAAAGAAATGCCAGGCGGCAATAAGGCCAAATCAGGCGGATAGCTTTCAGCTATCGGTAAGGCTCGCCTTTAATCTGAAAAATCATGCTCCGATTTTAAAACGATTAACCCCCCCTTACATTTTTCCGCGCGGGTATTGTATGTGTAACTGTTGAACTAAAATTTTTTAATTTTTTTTGATACAATATTCAAAGGTAATAACACAAGAGAGGTAACAACATAGACATTCAACTACCAGACAAAAAATACAACATAATATATGCTGATCCAGCTTGGAGTTATAAGGGTAAAATGATGAATAGCTCAGTAACAGACCATTATCCAGTTATGAGCATAGATGATATTGCTAATATGCCAGTACAAGATTTAGCAGATGATAATTGCGTTTTATTTATGTGGGTTACGCTCCCAAAATTAAATGAATTTATGAAAGTTATTAATGGTTGGGGTTTTAAATATAAAACAACTGCTTTTGTTTGGGTAAAGAAAAATAAAAAAGCTGATAGTTTTTTTATGGGTTTGGGTAGGTGGACAAGAGCAAATCCTGAGATTTGTGTTTTAGCGACAAAGGGCAATATTAGTAGAAAGTCTAATGCTGTAAGACAACTACAGGTGTTTCCTATAGAAAGACATAGTAAAAAACCTGATGAATTTAGAGATTTGATATTAGAACTTGTAGGAGATTTACCACGCATAGAATTATTTGCTAGAGAAACGGCAGAAGGCTGGGATAGCTGGGGTAACGAGGTATGAAATACGGAGCAGAAGCAGAAAAACAACTAATGACCGAAATTTGGTCGCCACAAGTAGCAGATGATCCCTACAACTTTGTTAAATTCATCTTCGGCTGGGGAGAAAAAGACACCCCCCTTGAAGATTTTACTGGCCCTCGTAAGTGGCAGGAAAAAATTTTAAAAGATTTAACAACTCATATACAAAGAAATCAAGGACAAGTAACGCCAGAGATGTTTAGACTTGCTGTAGCAAGTGGTCGTGGCATAGGCAAGTCTGCTTTAGTTGCCTGGTTAATACTTTGGATGTTATCAACCAGACTTGGTTCTACTATAATCGTTACTGCTAACACCGAACAACAGCTGCGTTCAAGAACATGGGCGGAATTAGGAAAGTGGCTAACCCTAGCAATTAACAACCACTGGTTTACTAAAACCGCAACCACCATAAAACCAGAAGGCTGGTTTGAAGAGGCGCTTAAACGAGATCTAAAAATAGATACTGGTTACTATTACGCCCAAGCACAACTTTGGAGCGAGGAGAATCCAGATGCGTTTGCAGGCATCCATTCATCTTACGGAGTATGTTTGATAATGGATGAGGCATCGGGTATCCCCGCTCCTATCTACAGCGTATCAGAGGGATTCTTCTCCGAGCCAACCGAAAATCGTTTTTGGTTTACCTTCTCTAACCCAAGAAGAAATACTGGGCCGTTCTACGAGAGCTTTACCTCTAAGCGTAAGTTTTGGAATTTACAACAAATTGACTCCAGAACTGTAGAGGGAACAGACCAAAAGCTGTTTCAAACCATGTTGGAACAATATGGTGAAGATTCAACTGTTGCAAGAGTAGAGGTGTTGGGAGAGTTTCCAAATGCCGATGATGATTCAGTAGTACCAATAGAGTTAGCGAGAGCAGCCATAGACAGAGATGTATCACTAACAGCTAAAGCACCTATTGTGTGGGGGTTGGATGTAGCTCGTTTTGGTGGCGACAACTCAGCGCTATGCGTTAGACAAGGTAATACGGTCTTTGAAATTAAAACTTTTAAATCAATGGATTTAATGCAATTATGCGGTGCAATTAAAAATAAATACGATGATTGCACGGCACTAGAGAAACCACAAGAAATATTGATTGATGTTATTGGTCTTGGTAGTGGTGTGGTTGATAGGCTTGCAGAACAGAATTTACCCGTTAGAGGGATTAATGTAGCCGAAGCACCAGCTACTAGAAAAAACTATTTGAATTTAAGAGCTGAACTATGGTTTGCGATAAAAAATTGGCTGGTGCAGCGTGATTGCAGACTTCCTAATGATGATGAACTTGTATCTGAATTGGCCGCACCAAGTTATAAATATACATCAACTGGAAAAATAAAAATAGAGTCAAAAGATGAAATGAAAAAAAGAGGCATAAAATCACCCGACAAGGCGGATGCGTTAGCATTAACTATGGCAAGTGCAGCTGCAAGTTTTAGTGGTGGTGAGAACTTTTTAGGGTATAATTTCAAGAAACCCTTGACATCAAGAATAATACGAGTGGGATAAAAATTTATGGAATACGATAAGAAAAATAAAAATAAAAAAATAGATCAAACTAAAGAGCTTAATTTAGAAGAATTACAGGGCGTTTTAAAGTCTGAAATGGATGATGCCAAAGACTTTATAGACCAAATAGATGAAGAAAGAGCAGATGCTACAGACTATTATCTTGGTAATTCTCCATCAGCTCAAAGTTCTATGCAATCAGAGTTTGTATCAACCGATGTTAGAGATAGTGTGTTATTCATGCTACCTTCCATCATGCGAACTTTCTTTGGTACTAGCAAAGTAGTGGAGTTTATACCTCACGGCCCTGAAGATATTGAAGTTGCTAAACAACAAACCGATTATATTAATTACATCATTCAACAAAAGAATCCTGGTTTTAAAGTTATGTACGATGTGTTTAAAGATGCGTTGGTTAGAAAGTCTGGTTATGTAAAAGCCTACTGGGATGACACTATTAGTGCATCAACCCATGAATACAGCGACATATCACCAGAGGCATATCAAGCATTAATGCTAGATCCTGATGTGGAAATGGTAGAAGAAAAAGCTGAAATGCAAAGCATAACAATAATGGATCCTGAAACTAATGAAGAGGTAACCCAAGAAACTCCAATTAGTTATGATGTAACTATTCGCAGAGTAAAAGCTAAAGACCAAGTGGTTATTGAGGCCGTGCCAACAGAAGAGATATTAATTTCAAGACACGCAAGAGATTTACACTCATCACCCTATGTTGCTCACCGAATGGTTAAAACAATTAGCGACTTGGTTGCTATGGGTTATGACAAAGAACAAATGGAACAGTTTGCTGGTTCTGGAAGTCAAGTAGATGCAGAATCTTACGAGCTAGAACAGGCAAGAAATCCATACGCAGATTTTACTGGGGTTGATAGAGCAGACAACAACAGCAAAAATGTTCTCTATGTAGAGCATTATGTTTTTTATGATTTAGATGGCGATGGCATAGATGAAAGGGTAAGGGTATGTACTGTTGGAAATGGATTAAACATTGTTAATACAATTCCCTGGGATGATTTACCTATTACACTCTTCTGTCCCGATCCTGAACCGCACACCTCCATCGGTTCATGTCCAGCGGACTACCTAATGCCCATTCAAGCAGCCAAATCTCAAATAATGAGAGATACGCTTGATAGTTTAGGCCACGCCATCTTCCCGCGAATGGGAATAGTTGAAGGGCAAGTAAACATTGATGATGTTTTAAACACCGATATAGGACAACCCATTAGAATGAGAGCGCCTGGAATGGTACAACCATTTACTGTGCCGTTTGTTGGCAAAGAGGCTTTTCCCGTTTTATCTTATTTAGATGAATCTAAAGAAAACCGAACTGGCGTATCAAAAGCTAGCGCTGGATTAAACGCAGATGCTCTACAAAGTTCTACAGCTTCAGCAGTATCAGCAACTATGTCTGGCGCACAAGGCAGAATAGAGCTTATTTGCAGACACTTTGCTGATGGTATGAAAGATTTATTTAAACTTGTGAACTCTTTGGTTATCAAAAACCAAGAAGGTCAAGATGTAATGCGATTAAACAATGAGTTTATTCCTGTAGATCCTAGATATTGGGATGCAGACAAAGATATGGTGGTTAATGTTGCTATATCTAAATCATCTGATGAAGAAAAGTTCCAAGTTCTCACCTCACTTGCACAAAAGCAAGAACAAATTATGCAAACTCTAGGGCCACAAAATCCTTTGGTTGATTTACAGCAATACGCTAACACTTTAACTAAAATGATTGAAATGGCTGGGTTTAAAGATGCAAAAACATTTATCAATACTGATATTCCGCCAATGCCACCGCAACAACCAGAAGAACAGAAACCTGATCCTGCGGAAATGCTTGCACAAGCAGAGGCAATGAAAGCACAAAACTTAGGACAAAAAGCAATCATAGATGCTGAAACTGACAGAATGAAGATCATTATGGAAGATGACAGAAACCGTGATGAAGCAGAGGCAAATATGAAAATTAAAATTGCTGAACTTCAAGCTAAATATGGTGCGCAAGTAAATGTGGCTGAAATTAATGCAATTATGGAAAGAGATAGAGAGGCAATAAGACAAGTTGCTAAATCTCAATCACAAGGAATGTTTACTAATGGTAACGGTCAACCAAACGGATAAAATTTACGAATTAGAATTTTTAAGAGGAGATTTAGTTTATATTGGTACTGATATAAAAGCGAAAAACCTAGAAGAAGCTACGCAGGTTGCTTTAATTTTTTTGCAAATACCAGAAGATTCAGAGCTAATATCTTCAAAAGTAACTTACATACATTAGAGGAGTTAAAGATGAAAAAGCATTTAATCAATATTTGGAATTGGATAAAAAAAACTTCAATTAAAATTTGGAATTGGATTAAGTCAATCTATAAAAAAATAGTAGGATAATAATGCCAAAGAAGAAAAAAGGTAAAAAAAAGAAAAAAGTGTCATACAAAGTGTCATACTAATAATACCTTGTGGAATCAGCAGTTACCGTAATACAAGAAGTTGGATTTCCTATTGCAGCAGCACTTGGTCTTGGTTGGTTTATTTATAAGCTCATCATGCGTATTGTGGATGGTATGGAAACCAAACTAGATGTCGTTGACCAAAAAGTAGCAGAACAAATATCAGCTATAGAAGAACGACTTGGTACAAAACTTGATTCCCAACACGGTATTTTGGTAGGATTAATAGATAGAATAAGATCGCTAGACAATGAAATTATTAGGCAAGATACACTTATCAAGACTATACTAGGCGTACCACAGTTAATAGATAGCAACAAAATTGCTAAGGCGGATAGAGATGACCAGAGGAAAGATTGATCCAAACGAGGCGGCAAAAGCTAGGATATCCTCTAGTTTATTTATTATATTTTTTATTTTTGTTTTATATGTTGCAGCAAGCGTTGCAAACGCTGACACTATAACTCATAAATTTAAGGCGGATATATATGACTAAAGAAAAGATTGATCCTTATGAATTAGAAAAAACCAGAATAGCTGTATGGGCTTTTTATATGGGCGCTATTATGTTTACAGCTGTTATAGGCATGAACTTGGCAGCTGACACTATAACCCATAAGTTTAAGTCGCCCAGCTTTAATGGGGTTGGTACATCATCGCATTATCTAACCATAGAAAACCAAGAACATACTCGTAAACTTACCATTAAAGAAGAAATAAAAGCTCTCCAGGATGAAATAGAAAGAGAGAAAGAAAATTCTACTTTAGCAAGGTTTATGCGTAATCTTGAATCAAGAGTATATGCAGAATTATCAAGACAGTTGGTTAATAATCTCTTTGGAGAAATACCACAAAATTCGGGTACAATAACCCTAGAAGGCAACACCATAGAATATTCAAGCGATGGTGTAACATTAACCCTAAAAATTACGGAAGCAGATGGAACAGTTACAGAAATTATCATACCCATTGGTACTTTTACTTTCTAGCTGTTCGTTATTTAATCAGTTTGAAGATACCTACGAGCAAAGATTTTCAGCCAAAGATATAGTATCAATCCAAGACTTACAATCTCCAGAACTTAAAAATGTTGCAGTTCCACAGGCTAGTCCTGTAGTTGCAGTTTATCCAACTGCTTTCACCGATCAAACTGGCCAAAGAAAAAGCAACAGCGAGTTTGCTTTGTTTAGCACCGCAATAACCCAACAACCAAACGCACTTCTTATCCGAGCTTTAAAACACGCTGGTAATGGAAAGTTTTTTAGGGTGGTTGAACGAGTTGGGTTAGATAATTTAACCAAAGAACGCCAACTTATAAGGTCTGCAAGAGAGCAGTTTGCTAACGAAGAAGAAAAGAAAAAACAATTACAACCATTATTGTTTGCTGGTATTTTAATTGAAGGTGCGGTTATATCTTACGAAGCTAACCTAGAAAGTGGCGGAACGGGTGCAAGATATTTAGGTATAGGCAACAGCGTACAATACAGAGAAGATAATATAACCGTTAGTCTGCGCATGGTGTCAGTTGCAACTGGTGAGGTATTGTTAGAAGTTTTAAGTCAAAAAACCATATTTAGTTATGGTAAATCAGAAGATGTGTTTAGGTTTATAGAAGCAGGGACAGAATTAGTAGAAATAGAGCTAGGTAATGCTAGGAATGAATCATCAACCATAGCGTTAATGAAAGCCATTGAGGGTGGCGTGTTAGAAATAATAAAAACAGGCTATGAAAAAGGCTATTGGGTTTTACAAAATAATAATGAAGGAGTAGAATTAAAAAATGAAAAAATTGAAATTAATGAGCCTGATTGTGATGCTGACTGCATTGACAGCATACGCGGCTGATAACGAAATATATGTAGATCAATCTGGTACTGGAGCTAATATAGACCTAGAACAACTAGGTATATCTAATATTATTGGTGGTTTAAACTCAACAGCAGGCAGCTTAACCCCTTTTGATTTAGATGGTAATAGCATGACACTTGACATCAATATGATTGGTGCAACTAACAAGTTTCTTGGTGATATATACGCTGATAATTC